AGCTGCTGAGCTTGCTGGATGACTGCGAGGCGAGCGCCGAAGACCGCTCGCTGTCGAGGATTGCCTTCAGCTCGCGGACGGTCATCTTCTTGTTTTTAGCCATCAGCAATTGCCCGCTGGTCTGATGAAGTGCAGCAGCTCGGTCGCCAGCATCCGCAGCAGCACCTCACGCGCACACTTACGATCGTCACGCTCGATCAGATGCTGCATGCCCTTGGCAAATTCCTGCTGGGTCCATTGGTTGACAGCGCTCACATCCACGATGGTGGGGTGCAGCTGCATGCCGATGGACCTTGTGGTACAAATGTGCTAGGGCAGGACATGGAGAGGGCCATGCCACACCAACACTCAGAAACGCTGCAGATGACTGCCTGCGCTGGTGACGATGTCATCAGCGAGTTTCAGATCACGTTCCGTTTTGAAGAAGAGAAGCCGATGCCAATCAGTGGCGTCGTTGCCGGTGTCGAGATCAGCGAAGAACTCGCCACCATTCTCTATCGTGCGATCGTCAACGTCCCGGCGTAGGCCACTCGATCGGATAGGGCATATTTTTATATGCCGGATAGCGCTCACCCATAAGGATCATGTCGCGCATTGTCGCTGGCTGAATGCTATTCCGGCGAGCGCTGTCCATGATGAGATCGGACAGTATTTCAAGCTTTGGAGCGCCGATCGCGCTATCGACACCCGTCTGCGGGCCAAACGTCCCCCATCCCAATCCTTGAGCCTGCACGGGGTTCAACCCCAACGGGCTCGCAACCTGATCGCGCCACCAGTCCTTAGCGGAAAACAATTCCGGCGCTTTGATCGATCTCCCTGGGTTGGTTGTTTCCTTACGCACATCCGCCAACCCCACACCGCGTGACCAATGCGCGTCCCCTACCGGCAAAGCATTCTGAAAACCAAGCTGCGGCACGCCGCTTGATTGAACATACAGCGGCACCTTCACAGTATTTGGATCAAACGTCAGCTCGCCAGTCTGCGAGTATCTTTGCATCTGCGGCGCATGCGCCGTCTTATGATGAATATGCGCAGCCATGCCACGCAGCTCGTCGGGGAAATCCCCACCACGCTCGTTTCGCTTCCTGCCGCCAAACTTCGTAAAATCATTGATGCGATTTTGCTGATCGAGATAATAGGCGGCGAGCCCTCGATTGAACTCCAGATCAACAGGACTACTTGGCGATGCCATCCCACCAAAACTGTTAAACCGTGTGAATTGTTTTCCGCCTTCCTCTTTTCCCAGCAGCTGCGTCAACCGATTATAAGCCGGGTCCATCGGATACCAGCCCACCATGCCGTGGTAGAACGGCTCGTTGAGCTTTTTCACCTCACTCATCGCGTTGACGAGGCGATTGGCGTTGCGTTGGTTGGTTATCTGCTCGGTGTGCTCGGAGCCGCGCGCGCCGGGCTTGAATTGAATGTTGGGCTCGCCACCCTGGCGAAAACTCATGTCGTGCAGATCACCGCGCGTCACCCCAAACAACTGCTTCAGCGCCGGGCTTTCTGGAGACGCAAGCGCAACAGCCTCCTGCGCAACCTGACGCGGGTCTTTGTAAATACCTGGGAAGCTATTACGCACTGGGTCGTCAACAGTGCGGCGAACCCGTTTTAAAAGTGCGCTCGCCGGTCCAGCCTGCGCATCGCTTGGCTGTAGCGCGCCACCCAGCGCCAGCATTGCAGCCTTGACCGGCAACCGGAACGGTCCACCCATCCCGTACAGCGCATAATCGAGCGGGGTTTTTGGAATGATCAGGTCTTCCTGCAGCTGCGTCAGCGCGCCTTCCTTACGGCCCGCCTGCGGCCTTACCGTCTCGCGTTGACGCCGCGCCGCGATCTCATGCGGCGAGGGCTGTCGCATCTGCGGCCACATCGGCACCGTGGTTGGGTCTTGCGGCGCATACGCTTCCAGCATGTCCCAATAACTCATCGGCATTATTGCATCACCACCCAATCTGGAGGTTGCCACGGTTCAGGTGGCAATATTGGTCCTGGCTTAGGCTTTGGCGGCCTTGCGGCAACATCGCCCTGGCCGAAGTAGGGATTGAAATACTGCGGCGCTTGAAACACTGAACCAGCCGCAAGCATCCCGGGGATGGAGTACTTGCCTGCATCGGCCCAGGTCCAGGGCGGCATCAGACCGGCCTTCTGCTCGGCGTAGACAGTACCGGCACCACTTGCGCCCTTATTCGCCTCCGCCTGCGGACCAAAATTCACCCAACTGTTCTGTCCGCGCGTTTCAGATGTCATCGCCGGTAACGCCTCGGGCGAGTACATCCGGCTGTGCTCATGCCACGCACGCTCCTCGCCCTTGTGCCGGAAAAACGGATTGCCGGGACCAAAGTGACCGTAGGCGTCATGCACCACGCGAAACGCGTCGTTCGCCACCGCATTCGGATTGTCGCCAACACGCCCAACCTTCTTCAACATCGGGTTCACGGCACTCTGCTGCCCGGTGCCATAACCGATCTCGGTCGGAAACACCCAGAGGCGACCCTTGTCCTTCAGATCGGCGTAACCCAGCGACGGCGATCGAGCGTAGGGGTCGGGCATCCCCGGTTTCATAAACTTGAAATCGAGCCCGGTATTTTTCAGCGCGTTGTACTGCCCCATCGTCTCATCGATCAGCGCATCGTAGGACCGCTTCACGGTCGGATGCAGCGGGGTGTGCTGCATGCTCTCGTATGCTTTGGCAATCTGCCGCGCCTGCGCCTCGTCAAACTCTGGATAGCGCGACGGCGGCTTATACGGGATGCCGTGCGCAGTTGCGTATTCGTGCGCCGCCTGCTCGATCGCCGGGATCGGTCGCGCCTCGACGCGTCCGTAGGTTGGAATGTCAACGTGCGACGGCTTGCCAACGCGCAGGCTCTTGATGACGGCGTCGAGCAGCCCTGCCATCGACACACCCTTGCTGCAGTGGTACAAATCGGAGACAGGCCTGGGGGACACCAATGCTGCTTATTCAAATCCTACTGGCGATCATCGCGCTGCCGGTGATCGCGCAGATCATCTTGGTGATCGTCGCGATGCGCCGGGAGCTGTCTCAACGTGAACCCGTGCGCATCCACCGCACGCCAAAACAAGTAACGCCGCCAACGCAGCAGCCGCCAAGGTATAAAGCCTTTGTGTGTGCGGTGGTCGCGATCGGCCTTCTCGTTGCTTATTACAATTGAGGCGAGCCATGAAAAAGAAGCGCAAGCAAACAAAACTAGCCACCAAGATACACAGCAATGCTCTAACGTCTGCTCTCATCAATGAACAGCAGCAACAACGTCTCATCTCGCCGGTTTTATCAATACAACAAACTTGCACCTTCACGGGATTGGGCCGGGGCACGATCGTCAAACTAATAAAAGAGAAAAAGATCGACGCCAAGCAAATGGGTCGCAGAGTGCTGGTTCTGCGCGCCAGCCTCTACGAATATCTCGCGCGCCTGCCGAAACGGTAATCACACCACCCCAAGCTGCGGATACACCAGCTTCTTGGTGAACGCCTGCCGGTTGATGCGCTTGTCGAGTGCCATCGCGGCGTAGCGCATCGCGTCAGCCGCGTGCGATGTCCAGTCGTGCAGCGGCGTGCTCTTCAGCGCGCCAAGCTTGTCGTCCCACACGCTGCGGTACTGACGCAGCGCATCGATGCCGTACTTGCATTTCTTGCGATCGAACCAGACGCGCGGCAGGAACACGCGCACGCCATTGATCCCTTCCTCGACGCGGTGCTGCGGTGCCAGTTCGAGCTGCCCGCGCAAGCCTAAAGTCTCCAGCACCTCGTAGCGGCTCTTGCCGGTGCCCAGCTCCTTCACCATCACGTCATGCGGCACGATGTGGCCGCCATAGACGTAGTCGCGCGATTTGATCTGCTTGACGTAGTGCGCAAGGTCCTGGCCACGGCTTTCGTAGAAATCGATCGCGCGAACTTCGGCCTTTCCCACGGGCTGCAGAAACCAAATGGCGGTGCTGTCGCGCATGCCCAAATCCCACGCGGTCCACACCTGACCGGCGCTGTCGTAGGGCACGTTACCGATGCGGCCTTCAGCCTCCGCTGCGGTGATCAGTTTGTTGTAGTAGCTACCGGGCTGTCCTGCATCGAACGAGCACTCGAACTCCTGCAGGTAAACATCCTCGCTCAGGTCGTCGCGCGCGAGCCGCAGCTCCTCGTCATCGAGCAAGTGTGTCTCGGATGCTTTGAGCATCATCGTGAACCAGCTCGGGTCGAGCTTCGCGCGTTCGTACAGTTCGTAGAAACTATTCCTACCCCGCGGAGTACCGATAAAAACCGCCCAACCCTTTCGATCGGCAAGCGCGGGACGAATAACCTCCGGCCAAATTCTCGGATCGTTGTCACTGTGCTCATCGAGCACAATGCCGTCGAGATACACACCACGCATCGCATGCATGTTGTCTGCGCCGTAGAGCCTCACTTGCGCGCCGTTGGGATAGTCGACACGCAACTCACTCTCGTTGAACGTCGCGCCGTGCTTCACCAGTGGTGTCGCTGCGTCCTTCAGGTAATCCCACGCCACCTGTTTCGACTGCTTCAGGTAAGGCGAGAGATACGCAAACCTGGGCCGCTCCCTGTCGCAGCTCAGCGCCGCGCGCTGCAGATCATGGATACACGCCACGGTCTTACCGGCGCGGCGGTGACACACCAGACAGGCGAAGCGTTCTTTGCGTTCGTGGAACGGCACGAACTGCATGCGCGGTGTGTAGCGGATCAGCACCGGCTGGCTCACCGGCTCGGCGGCGATCGGCGCGGCCTCTACTTGGATCTTAGGTTTTTCTTCAGGTGCCGGTTTTTCCTTCCACGGTCGCTTCGCCATCACACCACCACCCACCGCAGCTGCAGCCAAGCCACCCAGCAACACACGTCGCGTCGGCATCACGGCCCCCGGCTGAACAACTTGCGAAAGAACTCACAGATCGGGCACGGCGATCGGTAGCGATGGTCTTCGGTCGCCGGATAGGCCTCGGGAAACTGATGTGCGGTTTCGACCAAGCCGCATTTTCTGCAGTGCATGCCGAATGCCATCACCCCACCACTTCTTCGTCGTCAACGATATCAAACCGCCCCTCAGGATCGTTTGGACGCGGCCGCAACTTCACCGCCTCCACCTCCGCGCGGGTGTCATGGTGGCAAGCCCCTCCGCTAAAAAATGGATACCAGTAGTCGGGCACTGACACTGGCGGGACCGGCTCACGGGGCCTGCGCGTAAGCGGCTTGCTGTCTTCCAGCTCATCGCTCGCGTGGTCCGACACCACTCCAGCGCCGTCATGAGCACCCCAGAAATCAGGATGCAGGGAGATGCTGCCGGTGCGGCGAATACTCTCGGCCCACATCGCTAGCGCAGCATCTGGCTCATCAAGCTCAATTGGGAACAGCTCAACATAACGCGCGCCGTCAAATAACTTGCGCATGCGCAGCCAGTTTTTACTTTGCCTGTTCATTGTTGAACGGCCTATCTTTGCGGCGGTGGCGGGATGATGCACTGGCTCAGCAGCTTCTGCACCTCGGTCTGCATCGCCACAACCAGCTTGACGTTCTCCGCTCGCGCGGTGTTGTAGGTCGCGCCCTGGTAGTAGACAAAACCGATCAGCGCAAAGTTCATCACCACCAACGCGAGCGCCAGCGGCTGCGTCTTCATCGCATCGACAAAACCAACCGCAGCCTGTCCGGTGGTGTGGATCGGTGCCATCAGGCATCCCCATCGTCAACCTGCTGCGGCATCTCATCGAGCGGCAGCTCCACCAGCATGTCAGGCTTGCCGTCATAGTCCTTGTCGGGGATGTTGCGAAATAACAAGCTCTCGCTGTTACGCCTGCGCACCAATCCCGGCAGCACCTTGCCGCCACCCTTATTCCACTTCTTGAACTCTTCGGCGGCACTCGCGAAGCGACCGGCGTTCACCAGCTTCAGCAACGTGCTCTTCTGCAAATTACCCGCGCCGCAGTTGTAGGTGAAGCTCACCAGCGCGTCCCATTCCCACTGCCGTAGCGGCACCGTCACCAGCCGCCGCACGTCCTTCTCGAAGCTTTTCATGTCGCGCAGAAAGGCGTCGTCACACTGCTTGGCCGTCCACACCATATCCTTGGTGATCCGATGACCGTGCTCGGTCGTCGTGCCCCAGCCGATCGTCGTCACGCCAGCCGGGCAGACATAGGCCTTGTACTGGTCCGGTCCTACCTTCTTCAGACAACCCTCAAACGCCTTGATCAGGTTTGCGCCTGCGGGCGAGAGTGTGAGATCGTCGTTCATCGCACACCCGTTAGTAGACCGGAATGGGAGGTTGCCATGGACGAGGCGGCAATCAAAGCTCTGGTAGAAAGACAGGCCAGTGATGATGGGCTGTGGTTTCACGCCGAGACGTGCGCCGAGGCTTACGTGCAAGCGGCTCTACGCCAACTGCACGCCGTCATTGAGGGGAGGACGCCAGAGCAATGCGCCGTCGATGTTCTGACCAGTTCTTAGACCGGGAAGGAGATACACATGACACAGTGGCTCCCAATATTGTGGTTTGCGACTCGGTACGGCACACGAGTCCGCGACAAGTACGGAAGCAGCAAGCTGTATTGCGAAATCTGACCCGCTAATAGACCGGGAAGGGAAGTTGCATGGCCGACAAGGATCAGAGAGAGCGACCGATTGAGGACTTGCAGGCCGCCGACGAGTTCCGGCACGCACTGGTGTCTCACAGGGACGGCGTTCTCGGCGGAGCCCCCCTGTGGCACGGCTGGGCGATCTTCGACGCCTTCCTTGCCGGTATGGACTACGCCCGCAATCAGCGTTCTTAGACCGGCAGAGGTTGCATGGAGATCGGCCCTATCGAACTGCCGAAGATGGACAGGATGGAGGTGTCACAGGGCATCGTACTGATAGGGGAGCCAACGCCCATCCCAAATACGAATCTTCTTCGATGCCTCGCGCGGGTCGGGAATGCGCTGTGCGTGATCGAACTGTCGATGAAGTTTGGCAACCGTTAAAGACCGACTAACCCACCACCCTGCCATTCACCGTCACCACCACCGCACCGCTGGTGACAATGTCAATCGACGCAGGCTCGTCCGTCTCGACCGGCGGCACCGGCACCACCTCCACCACGCCCGCCAGCACGTTGGCGATGTTGGCGCAGATGTCGGAGAACTTGTTCTCGTACACCTCCGCATCGGCCTTGCTATCAACGAAGCACACCTCGATCAGGATCGCGGGCATCTCGGTCGCGTTGAGAAACTTCAGGTCGTCGCGCTTCTTCGCGCCGCGATCGATGAAGCCCGCTGACGCGATCGCTATCGACACCGCGCCCGCCAACTTCTCCTGGGTCTTGTAGAGCACCTCAGTGCCGCGCGCCGATGTCGTCACCTCGTACGCATTGAAGTGAACACTCACATCAAGATCGCGGGTCTGCGCGTTGTGGAAGTCGACAATCGCATTCAGGTTCTCGCCCTGCGTTGTGCTGTGGTTGTCGTGAAACGTCATCACCCACGCGCCGCGCTGACGCAGCTCGTTCGCCAGCTCGTCCACCACCAGCCGCGCCTCATCGACCTCATCGAGGCCCCACGGCTCGCTGCAACTTGCGCCACGCACCAGCTTGCCGTGGCCGGATGAGAGAACGATGCGGTTATAAGCCATGCGGATCGATCCAGTGTGTGATGCCGCTGACGATCGCGGCGGAGATCAGCGCGAGCCACGGCAGCGCGATGAAGAAAATAAAAGCGAACACCACCAGCCCATGCGCCTGATCGAAGAGGCTCACCGCTGATAGTTGCGCCACCACGGGATGTGCGGAGCCGCAGGAGCTGCCGCCTGCGGCGGAGCGGCCTGCGGCTGCGCGAAGCGTGCGCGCAGCTGCTGCAGCAGATCGCCCATCGGCGGGCGCGGGCCGGTTGGCGCAGTATTCCAACCCGGCCCACCATCAGTGAAGGTGCGCTGCTGAGGTGTCAGCGGCATCGGCCCGCTGCCGGAATACGGTCCCGAGTAGCCGCCCGGCGACATCGTGCCGCCACTCATGCGAGGATCGTAGTTTGGGTCTGCTGCGTTTGCCGCCTGCTGCCTTGCCGACATCGCCATGATCTGCTCATGCGACGGCATGCCTGGGGTTGGCTGCATCGATGGCATGCCCGGCATACCGCCGAACGGCAGATTAGGATTGAAGCCTGGAGGCGGCTGCATACCGCCACCGCTACTCATCTGCGCCGCCAGCATCTGCGGTGTGAGCCCGGCAAGCGGGTTGACCCCGCCACCGCCGCCACCATAACCAGCGATCGGCGCACCACCGCCCGGCGCACCAAGCATGCGCGGCATCTGCTGCGGCAAGGGACGAGCAGCAGTAGCGCCACCACCTGAGCCTGCGGGTCCGCCCATCAGAACCTCCGTTGATAATTGAGCATCGCGCCGAAGAATGGTGAACCCTGCATCAGCGGTGCGCCGTGCTGGTACTGGCCGCGCAGGCCCAGCTCACCACCCGCGAACGGCGCGGTGAGCTGACCGGATACTTCGGGGGCGCGGTAGTCGCGCTGCTGCAGATCGAGCAGCAGCTTGAGTTGATCGAGCTGCGTGTTGGGGCGCGGGACGTTTGGCGCGAAGCCCAACATCGGCAACTGCGAGAAGTCCATCGCTGCTCTCGCTATTTATATTTAGTTGGTTTGCTATTTACATCTGCGGAGAGCGCGAGTGCGGTGATGTGCGCGAGGTGCTTCGCGTCGGCGCGTTCGATTAGCTTGCGCTGCAGCGCGCGGCGTTTGATTGCACTGATGCCGCGCTGGAGGGTGGGTCTGGTGAGGTGTTTGCGGGTGGAACTTTTTGGCATTTTTTGACCAAAAAATTGTGGGGTTTTGGCGGGGTGGATAGACGTGGAATGCCCGGTCCTCATCCCCGCAGGCTTTAAGGGAAGGATTTGAAAGCCCACCGGGGGTGGGTCGATCACCAATAGGCCCGTATTGCCATTCTCCTGGCCGCTGATGCGGTTTGAGGGGGCGACCTATCCCGACATAGCCGCGACCCAAGCAACGCGTCAGTGGCCATTCTATTGGCAATGGAGCGATGCTAGGATGATGTACCTATTAGGTACACCCACACAACGCCAGACAACGCCTCCTCTGATTGGGTAACAGATGGTAGTTCGTCGTAACCCATTGATATCGTTCACACCACATCGCCACATCCCCGTTCTGGGATGCAATTGGGATACATCAGCTGCCGTTCAGCGCCTTGGAACCGTCCAGCGTCTTCACAGCGTCACCCTCGATCACCTGCATCGGTGGCTCGGTTGGCGTCGACCACGTGATGTGCAGCCGCGTTGGGCCCAGCTCATCGCTGCCGCCGACTGGTTGCGGAACTTTGCCGTCAAGACGGTCGGCTATGAACATCGCCGCGCCGACATCCCCACTAATCGCCTTGTTGATCATGCTGTGTGCGATCGCGCGCAACGCCCGATGGTCCTCGCCAAACGTGGCAAGCTCCATCGTCAGCGCATCGTGAAACGCTTTGGTCTTCGGACGACCACCAGGATTACCTGACTGGCCTTTCACCCACGGGGCCATTCTCAGGCCTGTTCTGTCTGTGATGTGATTGGAGGCGGGGCGCACCACGCAACCCTGCATTTCGTGAGGTTATCAAATCCACCGATTTGTAAACAGTTTTTATTTGTACCACTAGTTTGTACCACTAGTTTGTACCGCTACTTATCTTCCGGCACCCGATAAAATCTAGCTAATCGATCAAGCCCACCCAACAGCAACGGCTGATGCTCGATCGGCACACGCTCGTCGTACACCACCAATCGCATCACCACTTGGCTCACACGCACCCCGCAATCACGCAGCAGCATATCGCACACCTTGCGGTGCTGATCACGATAGCGCTGCGCCACCTCCGCACTGATCGCACCCGCACCACGCAACAGTCCATCAAGCGGCATCGCACCCACGTTCCAATTAGGTACGTCGAACACCAGCTGCATGTGCCGCACCACCGTGCGCAATATCAACGCCGCCTGATACTGCCGCTCGGTGATCCAGCCATTGAGCCGCATGCGTCCCATCACATCCGCCGCGCGATCGTCATGCCGATCCTCCGGTCGTCTCACCTCGCGCCGATGCGGCATGCTCTGCGCCACCACCTTCACATCCACATCGGCGCTGCGCATGTGCGTGAGCTTACGCTTGCGCCCACGCCGCCGCTCAAACACGATCGGCCGCATCAATGCCCCTTTGCCTTAGCCAGATTTGTGACGGGCTGCTGCTCGTAATAATCAAGACTGACCTCGATAGTCCTACGCAACAACACAAGCGCGTTGTGGAGCGCGTTAACACGGTTCTGTAATTGCGCGTCAGTCTTGTACTGCGGAAACGCCATCAGCCACTCACGCAGTTCGTGGAGAGCGTCACCAGTGTCCAACACCTTTTCAATCGTTACGCCATCAGCAAGTTGCTGCCGCTGTTTGTCCTTGCGCGCCATCACCGCACCTCCTCACAACGCTCTCGGAATTTCGTCGTCAAACACCTGACTGCGTGATCCAGCGCGCACCACCTCCGCCCCAGGCCAAACTTCTTTCGCTCGCACCAATTGCGGGAAGCCGTGAATGAGCTGCGCGATCTCGCTGAGCGTGTACACCTGCGTGCGTCTGCCCTCACGCACCACAGCATGCGCTTCGGGAGAACTGCGCACGATCGCCGCAACAGTCCCATCAGGCAATCCCACCTCCCACACATCGGGACTGAGCGCCTGACATCCCGCCTCGACGGCAGCGTTATGCAGCGACCGCCACGCGAAGCACGTCTTCGCACATTGCAAACTCAGCTCGGTGATGTCGGCCTCGCGAATGGCTGTGTCCAAGTGATCGAGCTGCGCGTCGAACTTGGCGCGCAGCTCCACCGGCACAATCAACCGCAAACGACCAACACCCCAGACACGCTCGCACTCATTCGCGACCGCATCGACGCCATCGATCGCCGCCTGACCCATCAACGCCATGTGGTCAGACTGCATCCACGGTGGATTGTGTATACGCGTCATGCTGCAGGTGCCTCCTCGTAGTTTTTGCTGACGTACCACTCGCCGCCAACACCCTCCCACGTCAGGTCCATCACCGCCCTGCGCGCCACATCTTCATTCCAGATCGCCAGCATCGTCTCCTGCATCAGCGCCGCGCCGCCACGCTTGTGCAGCTCCTCGCCAATGAGCCTGACACCAGCCCGCAGACTGTTCTCGACGGGAGCCACAGCAGTGCGCTCAAGATACAACTGCCGCCGCACCAGCGGGTCCATCGGCTCATTCCACGTCAGCGCCGCCTGATCAACTGGAGGCGGCTCACCCTCACGCGTCTCACGCGAAGCCTTGCCACCACGCCGTGCTGCTGGTGCGCTCGTTGTGCGCCCCGCCATCACCGCATCCACCAACACCGCCAACGCCGCCTGCAGCTCGACAGTCTGCGGCTTGTGCGGGTCAGCGATCGCCTCCTCAAGTTTGTTCAGGTCCACCGGGTCAGAACGCTCCGCACCCGGATCAGGATGATCCGCACCCTCGCGCACCGCGTTGTCAGCATCACCACCACGCTCGCGCTCAGCATGCGGATCGATCCACTTGTCCTTTTTGAAAACGCTCATCGCCTTCCGCTCCTTCGGTTTGGGTTTGGGTTTCAGTTTCTTCGCCGCCGCCTTTGGCGGCGATCGGTACTTGGTTGTCCGTCTCCTTGTTTTCATTTCGTCAGCCTCCTTGACCTATCTGCTGCAGGAGCGCGCCCGTCAGGGCGCAGCGCTCCTACTACGTAGTAGTAGGGACTTGTCCGCCATGAACTCGTCCTAGACATTTCAACCACTTAGCCGTACCACTTTCTTACTTGTCCAAATTACTTGTCCGTAATGATTTCAAGTGCTTCCGAGTGGCAGATGTCCGCACTTGTCCATCACTCCAGCGACCCAATCACCTCCAGTCCGGTCGGTTTGGTGCCAACACTCATGCGCCTGATTGTCACGATCTTGTTGTCGATCCACTGCAGGATCAGCATCTCGATCTGCTTGGCGGACACGTCGAACTTCTGACTGAGCAGGCGCGGTGCATACCGGCTGCGGTCATGCACATTCCTCGCGATCGTGAGCGGCAGCTGATCGGCCCAGGCCTGTCTCACCTCGTTGAGGATGCGCACCGCAATGTCCCTAGTGATCTCACCTAGGGCATCGGCGCGCCGGAAACGCCCGGCATCCAACTCGACCAGCATCGGCTCGGGTTCGACGCCCGCACGCATCTCGAAATGCACCTTGCGGGCCTTACCCTCCTCGCTGGAGCGGTAGATCACCACGCAGCTGTCGTAGTAGCCGCGCAATGCCGAAGCACCACGCAGGCACACGAATGGGTCGCGCGCCATGTCCTCGATCGCCACCTTGCGGGTGTGGTGCGCCAGGATGATCGCCGCATCGGGATTGACCAGCTGCCGCAGCGGCTCGAGCCGCCCGGTGAGGAACGTCATCATCTGCGTGTTGTCGCCCTCACTCTCGGCGTCGAACACGTTCTGTAAGGGATCGATCGCGATGACATCTGGCCTGGGGCCTTGGTTGATGATGTCTGCGACCGCCTTCACCCCGTCAGCGTTCAGGATCATGCGGAAGCGGTCGCTGATCAGCAGGTTGGTGGTGAGCAGCTGCTGGTGCGCCTCGCTGAAGAACCCGGTGGCGCGGGCCCGCTGCCGTAGCAGCTTGGGTGCCATCTCGGCCTGCAGCCAGAAACACTTCAGCGGTCGAGGTACTTGGAAAGTATTGTTGAGAAACGATGTGCCCGTTGCACAGCTGATCAGCATGTCTTGTAAGAACCAACTCTTCATAGACTTGGGCGGCCCAGCAACACACACGAACCCGCCCAGTGAAGCGAACCCAGGCTCGATGTAGTCGGGCTCCTCCTCCACGATCTCGCGCTTCAGCCCGGTGAAATTGAACACGCTGAAGCGTTGCGGCGGCACGGTGATCTGCGGCTGGTGGGGTGCGCCGCTGCCGTTCAGGCTCTTCGCCTTCGCCTGATACTTGGCGATGTGCTCGTCCAGTGTCCCCAGGTGCCCGCTGTTGAGACGCTCCACCGCGTAGTGGCACTTGGACAGCAGCTCATCAGCGCCGCGCCCTGGCCGCGCGAACGACACATGCTCGGAGTACTGCGGCCACGTCATCTCGTACAACTCATTGCCGGTGGGGGCAGCTCCGTATGCTCCGATGTACTCGGTGAGACACGCCATCACGGTGTCGCGCATGTAGCGCTCGCGCCCATCGTCCAGTGGGGGCGTGGTGATCCCCAGCGAGCCACCCGATGCCAACTTGATTTCGGTATCAATTTTCCATTCCTTCGGTGGTTGCAGCATCATCCTGGATGCGGTCGCAAATCGTTTCTCCAGCTCGCTGATGCTGTAGATTGGCTTGCCGGGCGTCTGCATAGGGGTGATCTTCGTCAGCTCCTGTACGCGCCCCTCCTTGACCGGCCACGCGATGGTGCCCGCCAGCCGCATCACCCGGCCTGGGTTGCAGACCTGGGGGTCTGCGTTCATCTCCTCCGCCATGCTGGAGAGCACACGCTTGGCCAGGGCAAAGTCGGTGGTGGGCTCGATCCGCCAGTAGCCGTGCAGCCGGGCGTGCGGGTGCAAGCCGGTGATGACCAGCAGGGTGGGAGGAAATGGGGTCCATAAATGCTTCGCATTTTCGGCACACCCTGGCGCATCCCAGTCGCACCACAGCATCTGGACGAGGAGCACCTCACGATCGGCCGCTCGACCGAACGGCGCAGTGTTGGGACGGCGCGGACATACACCAACGTATAGGTTCGAGCCGCGCTTGTTCTGCAGGAACGCCTCACCGGCTGCGGCCTCGATCTGGTCGACGCGGTACAGCCGGGCGTGGTTGAGCTTGCCGGTGGTGGTGTCGGTGTAGGCGATCTCGATCAACGCCTCGTCTGCCACGCCCTCGAACAGGAAGCGCAGGTGCGCCTCCATGTCTTGGACGTTGGGCTGCAGCTCAGCGGTCATGTGCCTGGACGGAATGGGGCCGAAAAACGGGGTGGTTTATTTCCATTGGTAAAATGCGGGGGCATTGCCGCCCCCGCAGTTGGCATGAGCTGCGTCACGGACAGTTTCAGGGCTGTCCAATCAGCTCACACGGGTGCATTCAGCCGAACTCACTCACGTCGCCGGTCTGCTTCATCGGCAGCACGTTGCTGGTGGTGTGATTACCCGTCGCGGCGGTAGCAGCAACCATCTCCGCAGGCTTCACGATTGTTGAGCCGGTGGCGGCTGGACCCTTCTGCAGCGGCAGCTGCTGCTGCTGCGCAGGCGCGGTGGTGGGCTTGTGGATCAGATCGGCAGGGCGAGGAGCCCAGCCCACGATTTCGTAGACCGGGATGTAGTTGGTAGTCTTCCCGGTTGGGGTTTGCGTGGTCTTAGCGATCGGTTGACCCAGCGTCACCACCGGCAGCTGACCGGGGTGATCCTTCACCTGCGTTGCGTAGGCGCTGTGCAGGATGTCCATGCCCTCGACCGCCGTCTTGGCGTTGCTCGCCAGCTCGCGCAGCAGCGACTGCTTCGGATCGCTGATGCAGTTCTGGCTGAGCTTTAGCGTCACGCGAAAGCCCTGCTTGTGAAACTCGGTCGGTGGCTCTTCCGATACTTTCTCGCCCAGCGGCACTGTGAGGACACTGGGTGCGTTACCGGCCTTAAAGGAAATCCAGCCTGTCTCGATGTGCTCAAGGTCCACCACCGCCTTGAACGTCGCGGTGATGTCGTCGTTGTGTGTGTCCCACTTGCCTGTGCCGTCGACGAAGCGCTCTGTCCGGTACATATGCCCGACACGCGCGTCCCATTTGACGATCGGCATCGCGTCGAAATTGCTTGAGTAGTTGATACCTAGTGCCATTTCCGTTCTCCGGTTTCAGGTGCCAGGGAAGCCCAATTCAAAAATACAAATAGAAAAACACCACGTAGCCGATGATCGTGAACGCCGCCCACAAGCAGACCAGCTCCAGCATGATGCGGTTCTGTCTGCTCACGCGCTGATCCTCGGCACCACCTCCGCAGCCTCGAAGTATTTGCAGCTGTACGCATCGTGCGGGATTGAATTGCCTTGGGTGCCGTTGGTCAGGCGTCGGTACATGGCACAGGGCGCGGGCATTAGTGTGCCATCGGTATAGCGCCTCTCCCTATGATCGAAGTAGCGGCACTCGCGGCAGCGTTTGTCCTCTGGACCGGTGCCAGCCCAATGCGCCTGCCCAGGCTTCGTCTGCCAGATCAGGCGATCGAGCGCAGGGTTTGGGCTGGTGAGCTTGGGCTTGGTGGGGCGTCGTGCCATCAATACCCCCACACCTGAAAGCCGTGCCCGCGTGCGGTGGGGTTGTTCCAGAAGTAGTGGTCGTAGTCGGGGGCAACGATCATCGCCAGCTCGTCGCGGTCGTCCGATATCGAGAGAAAATGTTGGATCGCGAGCCCGGTGCGGATCAATGCGTTGAGGTGCTCACGGGTGTTCTCGACCGGCTTTGTTTCGCACTTGCTGCCGGTGACGGTGGTAATCAGCGCTTGGTAGTTGTCGGAGATCGCGTGCTTGTACAGGCTCACCTGCCGTGCATGCGTGTGCTTGATGTCCTTGCTCATCGTCAGTGATGTCTTGAGATCAACAATCACGCCGCGGTCATCCCAGGTGAAATCGGTGTAGCCCTTGAACGGCACCAGCAGGCCTTCGGCGCTTGCGTCGTAGCTGATCTCCTGCTGCGCGGTGGTTGGGATGCCGAACGGACGCAGCTCGAACACCGCCTGCTTCACCATGCTCGGGATAGCCTTGATGTACTTGTCCTTGCGGTCGTCGTTGCCGTTCATCTTGGTGTCACGCAGAAACTTGTTCAGCGCGATCTCCTGGCAGTGTTCAATCGCCGTGCTGGGATTGAGTAGCCCTGAAGCCACGCCAGCTTCCGTGGCGGTGCCCGCGTGCGCAGGCAAACCGACACCACACTTGCGATTGAGTAGCCGCTCCATCACCCACATCGCGGGGGCGGTGACGAATGCGTTGCAGCTCGACGGGCTGAGATGGGTGATGCCGAATTTTTCAAAGGGGTTCATCCCGGTGTCCTCGCTAGCTCCGCAAAATCCTTCAGCCGCATCACGATCAGCGGCTCGGTGCGATCGTCGCGAACCACCAGCCCGTAGTGGCTGGCGAGCAGCCGGTGGATGGTCTTGAAGCCGCCCTTCCAGTGCTTGCATTCCAGCTTGCGATCGATACCGCGCACCGGGCAGTCGATGTCGGCTTCGAACTTTCCGCCCTTGACCGCGCCGCTCAGCGGGACCTTTTCGGCGGCGATGCCCGCTTCCTGCAGCAGCGCCACCACCTCACGCTCAAACCGCATGCCTTTTTGTCGTGGGGCTTTACCGGGCATCGGTGACCAACTCCCAAATGATGTTATGCACTCCAGCAACGCCCATCTTGCGCCGTCCGCTGTCGCGGATGAGGCCCTTCATCACCAGCTCTCTGCGCCGGGTGCCAACGCTCCGGTAAATGCATGCGCCATAGAGCGAGCTGTACTCGTTGACTAATTCTAGATCGGTGATGCCCGCAGGATGGTGGCGGCGAAAGATTTCCATCACACGATCGCGCATTGATTTTAGCTTCGGCCCAACCGCAACCGCGCCTGCATACATCGTGTCCGACGCGTCATTGCGGTATCGACCAATGTCATCATCGCCCATAGCTCGGCCTCACATTTGCGCGCGGCTGCACGGCCCGAAACGACATGTCGTAGTGGTGCTGGCAGTAGCGACCGTGCGTGACCTTGTGTCCGCAGCACAGTGACCACACGCCGTCATCGTCCTGGCCGGTCGGCCACCGGCAGTGCGCGCGCACGGTCAGCAGCAGCGGAATGTTGAGCGGCATGTAGGTCGGCTCAACGTCCGGCTCGGTGAACAGCAGCGGATGTTTGGGTTTGAACTTCGGCACGCGAGCGAGCTTGGGTTTCCTCTCGCGGCTGTTGTGGTTTCGGATGCCGTGGCGATTGCAGTAGCCGCAGACCGCGTTGCGCGTGGTGTGTAGCTCCTTGGCGGCCTCTCCCATGCTGTGACCGTTCGCCATCATCTCCTTGAGCCGTCCGATGCTTTGTGCGTCCCACATGTACTCAACTCCCTTTGAAAAGTGCTGGGCCGGGCGCATGCCCAGGGGAGGGAAAGGCTTCCCGGCCCAGCTTCACGCAGCGTGATGGGCTCCCTGGCAGGAAGGGTCACGCCACGCGAATGGGTTAGCGCGGTTGTTCGCTGTAGTATTTTTCGAGTGTGTCGAGCCCGATGGCGGTCGCGATACGTTCGCGGGTGCGGCGCTTCATACGCCTGCGACCATTGCACCACGATCGGATGGTTTCTGTGCTGACGCCGCCGATGCGGGCGGCAAGTTTTTCGTAGGTGAGGTTGTTTTTCTTGCGATAGCGCGAGAGTGGATGTTTCGCTTGCTCAGGCATCGTGGTGAACTCCGAAGTTCACCGTCCCCTATCGGTGTGACATGCACCGTACATTTGCGCTTTTGCAAACGTCGTCAAGCGCTCGAAAGAAAACGCGTGGCCAATCTGGTACAAATCTGTACCGATGCCTGTACCGTTTTTATAAACGCATTTGTGGATATGTCAGTGTCAACCCGGCAGACGATGGATGCGATGTAATGGTACTTTTTCGCATGATCGTGAAAGCAATTCGTGCGCGTAAAACACCAAAGGTTTTTCTCACCGAGTGGCGCGAGAAAAATAATTTTTCGCAAGCCGAGTTGGCGAAGCTGGTTGGTGTGCGGCGTGAGACGGTGACGCGTTGGGAAAACGAAACCCGTCCGATCTCACTCGATGTCCTTGTGGTCCTGGCGAAGGCACTCCGTATTCATCCAGCGATGCTGCTGTTGCCACCGAGACGATACAGCGCTGACGTGTTGCTGGAATTGTTGCCGGTTCGCGAGGCGCGAAAAATCCGGCAGAACATGCTGCGCTTGGCAAGGCGCTACCGGATACCACTCACGCGTTTGTGAGAAGTTGCGCGGTGCGCACCTTACTGATTTTATAGAAATCAGAGATTGATATTTGTCATCCGTGCGGCGCGCGGAACATTTTTATGTAATCGATAATTTAAAAACCCGCGCGCCAGTTTGTGGTGCTGTCGAGACGCGCGCCGCTGTTGATCGCGCTGTGGTTACGAAAATCTTGCGTCCTATCCCATGATGCGTCACCGGGACTGATGCCTATCGGGTTTTGGACCCAGGGCACACAATCTTTAAACCGACAAGGTTGTACCGGTACACTGCACTGTCAGGCAGCAGACATAATCGTAACAAAGACCTACCTGATAGGCCCTCCGTGACCGTACCACCCTACCTCTGGGGGTTGTATAAAGTCACAAAAGCGCAATAAGCTAAAAATTGCGTACTGGGCCCTCTAAACCAACTGGCAGGAAACACCAATGGCTAAGAACGTAATGCGCGTCGGCGTAGACCTTGAGCTATCTGCGGTCGGAAAGTTTCTCTCTGACATGCAGGCCCGCGAAGGCGTGCTGAATATCCACCTCAATTTACCGGACGAAAAATACAAGCCCGATCCGGCGCTGCCGCGCGGTGCTGGCAGCGCGATGTCGGGCATGAAGTTTCATGAAGCGATCGTGCAGGCGATCGTGCAGCACGGACCCGCCACCAACCACGAAGTGAAGGCGCTGCTGCCAAGCTTCCCTAAAGCTAATAGTCAGTACTCAGGCACGTTGAACTATCTCGGCAAGACCGGGCGTCTGGTGTGCAACCCGAAGGATCGTAAGTGGTCACTCACTGAGAAGTATCGAAAGCATCTCGCCAATGGGAGCGCTGGACCGATCAAACCTCCACCCGGCGCAAACGGTCATGCTGCGCCTCGCAAGCAGCCTGTGCAGCGGGAGATGACCGGTGGCGAACTCATTCTCGACAATATGAAGGCAGGCAAGCCAATCACGTTGACGGAGATGGCGGCATTGTTTGTCAAGGATGGGCGCTCCAGTCGCTCGGTCAACGACCAACTCAGCAAGTTGATCAAGGCGCGCAAACTTAAGCGCGTCGGCAAAGCCACATACGAACTGACAGCGGCAGGAGCAAAGTAAATGGCAAAGATAAAGGTGCATGTTCTGCGTCACTACGCGTTCATCGACAAAGACCCAGTGATCGACAAGATGCGAACGCTGATGGCCGAAGAGGGCGTGTCGGAATATCACGCCGCACTGATGGCCGGTCTGTCGCCTGGGACGGTGAAGAACTGGATCAGTGGCCCAACGCGTCGACCACAGTTTGCGTCTATCGTCTCGCAGACGCGGGCGTTGGGCTACGACATGGAGTTCAAGCGCAGGCGGAATGTCGATGTTGAGGGAGAGCTGAAGAAAGCAGCCGAAGAGAAGAAGGCAAACGGCAAGGCAACCGGGAAGATACGTGAGTTTCGCTGGTAATAAGAATTAGGAATGGGTCAGTCCTAACTAACCAGCCGCGCATGACGTGGATCGTTTATCGCCAGCTCAAGGCGAGGAGGACGATTGTGATCAATGTAACCACCAATAAGGCTGTCGGAGCGAGCATCAGGCGAACGCGCAAGGGCCACGATATGACCATTTCCGCGCTGGGCAAGAGTGTGAACGTGAGCCCGCAGCAAATCTCAAAATACGAGAGCGGAAAAAACGGCATAGGCGTGGACATGCTGTTGAGGATTGCTGACGCATTGGATGTCGATCCCTGCGGCCTCCTGCCTGCAAACGATAGCGCAAGGCAGATGATCTCGCTCACACCCGACATCAAGGCCGCTCAAGCGATTGCTGAGCTGCCGCAAGGTCGAGAATTTATGATTGCGCTTGCGGCATTCAAGACAGCAAAGGCCTTCATAGCGGGCTCGGTGCTTTTCTTAAAAGGAGAAGCAGCATCACGCGGGCGTCCAAGGAAAAAGGCGCGCTAAGGTTCTAGGAGGAAGCACTACCAACCAAGGAGGACGGTATGAGTGGACTACAACGTGCGACGACTGAGCATGTGATGATCATCATGGACCAGACCGGCCACACCCGGCTGCACTGGGATGCTGATGACGAGGACGATGTGGCGAACGCTCGCAAGATGTTCAGCGAGCTGACATCGAAGGGCTATGCCGCATTCGAGCGTGGGCGTGGTGGCGCGCAAGGTGAGCGGGTCAGCGAGTTCGACCCTGAAGCCGGAACGCTGATCATGGTGCCGCAGCTCAAGGGTGGCTGAACATGCCTGATACACCGGTCACGGTAACGACGAGCGACGGGGCTGCCGGATCGGTGCGGGTGCGGTGTTTTGACGTAACGAATGCGACAAGCACCGCACTCGATATTTTCTACGATGGCACCGCCACAACCACGACAGCCACATCCACGATCACCTGGGCGGCGGACATGACCATGTGCAACTCTACGATCGGGACGGCATTGGGCACGACCTACCAGCAGGCCGCGCGTTATCAGCGGGCTGCGCAGCAGCAGGCTCTTGCGCCCCAGCCTTCACCGGAAGAAGCAGCCAGACAGTTCGCTGAGCACCGCGCCCGTGTTGATCAGGAGCTGGCGATAACGGAAGCCGCTGAACGTCGCGCCCGCGAGCTGCTGATCGAGCACCTCACAGAGGAGCAGCGCCAGACGCTACAGGAGCAGTTTTTCTTTGTGGTGATCGGGTCGCGTTCGGGGTTGCGCTACCACATTCAGGCGATGTGCGGAGTTGCGGGTAATATACGGCTGCCTGAAGAGCGTCTGACGTTATGTGCCCATCTGACTGGACCACTGCCACTCAGTGATCATCTGCTGGCGCAGAAGCTTTGGATCGAGCACAACGAGCCGGGGTTTCGCGCGATCGCGCACTCCAGCCGTTACTAGGAGATAAACCGGTTTCGGCACGCCCGTCACCACCCTGTGCCGAACAGGGGCCATGTCCAACCCCATGGCGCACACAAGGAAGCCCCGGCTCAAGTCGCCCCCTCGATAAAAGCCGGTCGTGTTGGTGATGGGTTTTAAAAACGGAGAGCAATCATGCTCGCTGAAAATTTTCTGACTGCGAAGGAGCTTGGACTGTCGGAGCAAAGCCACCGCGCGCACATCGTGGTGCTGCGTAAGCTGGAGCGCGAGGAGCTGACCACAGATTGTACAGTAGAGACGATACGAGAGGGCCGGTTCTTTTCAATGGGAAACTGGTGCTACTGCTTGCGTGGTCAGGTGGTCAAACAGATGGGTCGCGATGAGCTGTTCGATACACCGAAACGCAAATGGTCGGATGGGCTGCTCGATCTGTACATGCCACCGGAGAACGTGGTCCTGAACATGGGCCGCATCACCATGCCCCAGGCGGCGTGCGCGCTGCGTAACTACCTCACCACCGGCAAGGCGCAGTGGGAAGAGGCGCTGGCGGCATGAAGACCGCCGCCGATCCTAGGCTCGAAGCTGGTCGCGTGCGGGGCGGTAAGTATGGCAGCACCGCACGCGACGGCCTAATGGGTTCGTTTCGCGTGCATGGGCCAAGGGGTGCTGGGCTTGTGATTTTTTCAAGCGGTGTCGATCTAGAGTTTGGCTGGGAGCACGTCAGTGTGTCCTGCGAACACCGCACCCCGAATTGGTATGAGATGTGCTGGGTCAAAGACCTGTTTTGGAGCGAGGATGAATGCGTGGTGCAGTATCACCCGCCACGATCAGCTTATGTCAACGTACACCCGCACTGCCTACACCTGTGGCGACCGGTTGATGGGGTGATGCCGATGCCGCCGTCGATGCTGGTCGGACCCAAGGTGTCGGTATGATGAAAACCAGAGGCGATCTAGATTTAACCGGGAAGCTTCTCGCGGAGGCCGCGCGCAAATCCCCTCTCGACAGGGATAGGGACTTACTGGTCGCAGCGGCGAACGAGATCAGGAGGCTTCAGCGCCTTTTGGAGGAGAAAGTCTCCATCATCTTGAGCCATGAGCTGCAAGTCCGTCCGAAGGGGGAAGGATAACAAGGCATGAGAGGCACCCTACTGATCCTGCAGGCTGGCGGCAGGAGGACCGTGCGCGAGATCGGAGACGTACTCGATCTCGCGGTGCTCAAGAAAGCGATCGATGGCGGCTTTCTGGAGGTGGTGCCGGGCTTCGACAGCATCGAGCAGGACGGCAAGAAGCATCGATGCGTGGCGTTCTGCGATGAGGACGGCAAGCGCAAACAGCTGCCGTTGAACGCCAAGGCGACGATGCTGTGGCATCGGGCGCTTCCGCCACCGGGCTTGCTGACAGGCAGTGGCGTGGTGATCGACACCCTGGTGGGCGACATCGCCGTGGTGTGGGGTGATGACGAGTGGATGGAAAAGTTATGACACTCCGCTTCTATATCCTCGACAAGCACCGGGTGATCCAGACGAATGATGTGCTTGAGTGGGTTGAGTGTATGGAGAGCAGGGAACGGATCGTTGCGCGCACCGAGTTCGCGTGCGGCGTGCTGGTCAGCACAGTGTTCCTGGGGCTCGACCATCGCTTCGGTCGCAAGGGGCCACCACTGGTGTTTGAGACGATGGTGTTTGAGCTGGCAGAGAGCGGCAGCAGCGACGAGCAGCGCTACTCATCCTGGGACGATGCCGAGACGGGACACAAGGCTGTGGTGCGCCGGGTCAAAGCGCAGATCAAAAAGGCGGGGCAGCTGGCGAAGGAAGAACAAGCGTTGTGAGGTGGTGGCGATGCGAAAACTCAAACACAAAGACGACGTGTCGCTGGTCGACAAGATCGCACTGTCGACCGGCGAGGCGTGCGCGTTGGCAGGCGTGGGGATGAACACGATCTACAACGCGATCCATGCCGGTGAGCTGGTGGCGCGCAAGGTCGGCACCCGCACCATCATCCTGCGTCGTGATCTGAATGCGTGGCTTGGCACGCTGCCGAAAAGTGGTCACCCGGTGGTCACCCGGCAAAAATCCAAAAACCTAACTAGCTGAAATCATTACAAAAAGAAGCATCCGTTCGCGGACCACGTATCGGACGCAAGGGGGTTTTGGTCCTAAAAGAACGTTATCCGACATTGTCGGTATCGTTGGAGATATTTGTACCGGTACAAGCACTTACGTTGTCCTCCTCCCTCTGGGCTTGAGACAGCTCATCCAGTCACGAAACCGAAAAATGGTCACCGGATGGTCACCCGAAACGCGTTGACCGTCCGGTACATTTTCCGGTACAAAATGGTCATTCGCTTCCGCGAACAAGGGGGTCGCACAAATGCAAACGCTCAATCCCAAGCAAATCACGTCTCTGCCGGTCGGCGCACACAGCGATGGCGGCGGGCTCTATCTGATGGTTGAAAAAAACGCCGCAGGCGAGGTGGTGCGCAAGTGGTCGTTCCGCTTCACTTGGGGCGACAAGCGCAAGGTGATGGACATCGGCCCGGTACGTGACACCACCCTGGCGCAGGCCAGGGACCGGGCAGGGCAGCTGCGCCAGGACATCAGCGCCGGTCGTGATCCCCGCGCCGTCAAGCAGGCGGTGCGCACCAGGGTCGACAGCGAGCAGACGTTCCTGGCGTTCGCAAATTCAAAAATCGACAGCTGGTGTGCCGGGCTCAATCCGCGCGAACCAGCGGCCTGGAAACTGGCCCTAGCGTCGGTGCCATCGCTGCACGGCATGCGGCTCGACGCGATCGACACCGTGCATGTCGAGGCGGCACTCAAGCCACTGTGGCGGCCTAAGAGCCAGGGCGGCACCCCCGCCACCGCCAAGGTGACCCGGCAGCGCATCGAGAAGGTTCTGAGCGCAGCCGCTGCGGTGGGCCTGCGTCCCCGTGGCTTCAACCCGGCATCCTGGCGCGGCAACCTCGACCAGCTGCTGCCCAAGGTCAGCCGGGTGCATCAGCCAGCCGGGCACACCTCGCTCGACTACTCGGAGCTGCCCAGGCTGATGACGGCGCTGCGCTACGACACCGATCTGGTCGCCCGCGCGATCGAGCTTGTCATCCTGACCGCCTGCCGCTCGCAGGAGGTGCGGCTGATGCAGTGGTCCGAGGTCAACCTCGACAAGGCGGTCTGGAACATCCCCGCCGATCACATGAAGCTGAACAAGGCGCATCGGGTGCCGCTGTCACCGCAAGCGGTGGCGCTGCTGAAGGGTCTTCCGCGCACCAGCCCACTGGTGTTCCCGCAGGACAAGGCCAAACGCCTGGGCCCGTCGCCTATGTGGTCAGCGACCCTGCGCAACAAGCTGCACGCCTCAGGCTTCGCCGTGACCCTGCACGGCATGCGCACCAGCTTTCGCAACTGGTGCGGCGAAAGCCTGGAGCACAACTTCCGCCGTGAGATGATCGAGCACTGCCTCGCCCATCGCGAGGGTGACAGCAGCGAGCGTGCGTACTGGACCGCTGAAGCGCTCGATCGCCGCCGCGAGATCATGAACGCCTGGGCCGATCATGTGCTGCCGCGCAAGGCAGGCGGCGAGAAGAAGCGCCCGGCCTTGCGCGTGGTCAGCGCCGCCTGAGACACACAAAAACCGCCGCCCCCTTTCGGGAGCGGCGGCACTCGATCGCGTTGCCGGGGTTTCATCGATCGAGCTGTCGTGCGGGCGCAGCTGGGAGGGTTAAAGCACCCGCATGATCTTGGTGGTGATCAATGTCGGCTGGACGTTGTTGTGGGGCTGGCTGCCACCCTGGCTCGCGTTCGACACCGAGATGCCCGTGGTTGCAAGATTGGTGTTTTGCGCGGCACCGCCACCACCATCGAACATGCCGCCTGTCGAACCCGTTACCGCATAGTCGGTTCGCGCGTCCACGGTGTGGGAGTGGCCACTGCCTTCATTGACGGTCGCGACGTGGGTGTGACTGGGCATCTCCGTTAGCGAGAGCGTGTTCTTCTCCAGCCCCCCAAAAGCTCCCAGGGTATCGCCGTTCACGCCTTCAGTAAGTCCCGTGAGCCGGTTCTGACTGGCGGTGCCGCCCATCGTGTCGAGGCCTGCCGCCACGCGCCCGCGAAAGTCGGGGAGAAACAAATTGCTGGCGTCTGAGCCGTAGGGGTAGCCTGCCGCCGACAGCAGGCTGTTGAGCGTGGTGTAGCTCGCCTTTGCCAGCGACTGCCCGTTGCAGAACTTCCAGTTTAAGCTTGGTGTGATCGTGGTCGCGCAGTAGTCCACCATGCCGCCGATCGGCACGTACTGCACATAGGAGCTGGTGTCGGTCGGCGTCGAGCCAAGCCAGTTCACCAGTAGCCACTCACCCGTGCTCTCTTTGTAGCGCGCGAGGTAGGGCGTGCCGGTGACGAGATTGCCAGCCTCCAAGGCAACACCGGTCTTGCCGCGCAGTGGCTTCACGCCAACACCAGACACATTGAGCGTGGATGCGCCCGTGTTGTCGTGGTTCGCCTGGAACGCAATCAGGTGCCCGTCCGCCAGGGCGCTGGTGGTAAACCCTTGGCGGCTTGTGATGGCGTAGGCGCTCGCGCTGCCGGTGGCGGCATTGTTGCCTGAGATGTCGTCGCGAAACATCGCCAGCACCGCCATCATGTTTCTGGCGGCGTCGTTCACCGTCGAAGGCAATTGCCCTTCCGGCCAAGGGCAGTTGCTGTCGGTCGAGCCGTTGGTGATGCCCGTAGTGCGCGACCATTTAAAAAACGTCATGCGCGTCTTCCTCCGAACCCTAGCATCGGGCGCTGCGCCATCAGCTTCTGGATCATGGTGAGATCGATCGGCTGCTGCGGCAGCTGCAGTGGCGCTGGCAGCGGCGGTGGTTCGCCAAACTGCGGCTTGCTGGCGACCATCCCCTGGCCGAGGTTCTGCAGCATCGCGGAGCGCTGCTGACCGGCCAGGAGTGTCTTGAGCTTCTCAACGTCGGCGGGTGACACGTCGACCGGCGCTTCCTGCGGCGCTGCCGGTGGCAGCATTTGCTGCGGCATCATCGACGCCACCGCAGCAGGCGGCATCGACGGCATGCCCAGCATCTGCCCTGGCGGGCGCACGGGTGGCATCGGCATCAGCTTTGGTGGCGCGATCCGGCTCGACCAAATGTTATCGAACAGACCGATCTGGGGCATGGTTATTTCTCTCGCTTGATCTGCTTCTCAAGCCGGTCCCACATCGCTCGGAACGCCACCGGGTCACCAGCGCGCTGCGTCAGCAAGCGGGCGACATCCGCCGCCTTCTTGGGATCGTTTAGGCCCCACTTATTTTTCAGCCACCAATCCAGCCCCTCGCGAGCCATAGCCGTGATCGGGTTCTTCAGCCCTTCGCGCACCCGCTCGATGTTGCCCTCAAGACCCTCCAGTGCCGATCGGCCGCCAGCGGCAAGGCGGTCGGCAGACTGAGAACCCCGCGCGATGACGTTCTTTTTTACCGCCTGCAGCCGCTCACCCTGGAGCAGGCGCATCACATGCTCGTAGCCCTGCCCCTGCGGGCGCATGTGATAGTCGTCGGGGAACACCGCCTGCAGCTGCTTCACAAAGTTTGGTGACAGCATGCCGCGCGTGCGATCGACATCAGCGCTGTCAGCGCGCCCAATCTTTCGGCGCAACGCGTCCGCCACGCCAATGCGGTAGTGCTCCTTGTAGGCTTCGGACTTATCGCGCAGGTGACGGGCGATCTCCTCTGCGGGTTTGGTCAGCGCATCCATGCCCTCTTCGATGGCGTCCCTGATTTCGGCCTTGGTCGCCCACCGGGTGCGAGCATCTTGAAATTTTGGATTAAGCCCGAACAACGCAGAACGCACATCCCGTTTGACACCCTGCACCGAACTGCCGACAGCGGTGAGCTTAGGCTTCGCTCCCAGTTCGCCAGGGATTTTGTTGGCGTCCACCACGTCATCGAGGCCGCGCAACACCACGTCGAGCTGCTCGGTGTTTGGCGGTGTGGCAAAGCGCAGCTTTTTGGTGTCGGGGTCTTTGATCACGCGAGGCGGGATCGGCTGTCCCGGTCGCCACGCATTCTCAAACAGCTCGGTGGCCTTGCCTAATGCCTGCTGACCGGCACGTGTGTTCTCAAGGATGTTAAGGATAGCGTTGTACTGCGGGTGCGCAACATCGAGCGGATGCTCGTATGCCTCCTTATACGCAGGCCCGCTTTCCTTGGTTGCCTCCTCAAAAATTTCGTCAGATTTTTTGTAGGCGATATTTGGATCGGCAAGGTTGCGGGTGAGCCCCGCCTCCAGGCGTCCCTGCTGTCCTTCGGCACGACCAGCTAGATGCCGCTCCATGATCTCGGCAGCCTCGCCACCGGATCGATGCACCACACCGGCAATGTTCTCCAGCTCCTTGCCGCCCAGGTCGAGCGGGGAGATGGTGTCGGCACCGGAACGAGCAAACTGCAGCCCCTGTTGCTCAAGCGCCTGGAGTGCCTCAGGTGTGCGCTGCGTTTTCGGTAGAGCGTCGAGGACAATCTTCGCCGGTTGATCTGACAGTATGCTGTCGGGCGTTGGTGCAAGACGACCGCCAGCTACACCCGCTGCCGGTCCTGCTGCGCCTCTTGCTGCCCCGGCAAGGGGACGACCGGCTGTCAGCAGAGCCCCGCCTGCAGTCGGCACGCCAGCAGCGTTGACCACCGCGCGCACGGGAGGATAGTCCACGTCGAGGTTCTTGCCGCCTTTGAATGCATCCTCCGTCAGCTCCTGGCCGCCTATAAGTGGCTCATAGATCAGGTCACGCACCAGCCGGATGAATGACGGGTCCTTGAATTGCGATGTGCTTTTATCGTTCCACCGCTCAGCGATGCCGCCCAACACACCCTGCACACCAATCTTCGACGGGTCTGTTTTTGGTGTGATCGCCTTCATGAACTCGGAACGCGTGATGCGGTCGCTGTAAAACTTCATGTACAGCTTATCCGCCAACACGCCATCAGGCATGTCCGCATAGTCCGGGTTTGCGGTCTTGAACTCTTCGAGCGTCATCGACCCAACTCCATCGGATCACGCTTCTTTTGCAAATTATTTTTCTGAACAGACTGCGGCGCTGAGCCGGGCGGCAGATACTCTTGTATTCTTGTGGTGCGCCCCTGCAGCATGTTCTTCTCCGCCTCAGTCATGAAGCGGCTTAATGCGTCAAGCTTTTGCTGTCGTGTTGCGAGACTGTCGAAAACAGTCGGCACGTAGAAATCCAGATATTTTAAATCCTCAGAGGTTGGCGCGGCGGCACCTGTTGCCATACGCAGCGCAGCCTCCGCAGCCATTTTGACACCACGTTGCTTCCGCGCGACCTCCCCAATTCCCATTGTCTGCGCGGGATAATTGGTTGGGTCGTAACTGTTGAACTTTTCACCAAAAAAGTCCCTGGCTGCATCCAGCTCAGGCTTCGCGGCTTTCAGCATCGCCAAGCGACCGGCCATGCCTTCTGTCAGCTGCGTATTCGGTCCATCGATGATGTTGTCTACACCAAGCCTTGGATCACTCGGGTCTTTCCACTGTGTGCCGGTCGGCGGAGCTTCCGGCACAGAAATGACTGGAGCGGCCCCTGGGGCAACGCGCACCCCTGGCGGTACAGTTCCAGCCGGGGGCCCTCCTGCAGCTGTAGGGGCTGCCGCAGGTGGACCGTAACCCGGTGGTGTTGCGAAGAGGCCTGTCTGCCCTGGACCCACTGTCTGCCAGGACGGCGCAGCGTATTGATTGCTCACCCTGCCGGTCGCCTCGTTGAACGCACCGCCCAACGGACCATTGGTGATGTGCGAGTACTTCGGCACGACATGCGGAAGGATGGCTTCCATCATCTTTGGATTTTGCACCGCCATGATTGCGTGCTGTGGCGGTAATCCCATCTGCACTAACATTTGCGCCTGCTGCACCAGCTGCGTGCGCTGCTGATCTGCAGCTCGCGCCGCTGCGATCCCTTTGATGCCGCCACTCACGCTCTCGCCCCAGGTCGAGCCTCCGGCAATGCCAGCGCCCAGACCAAGTAGCGTATTGCTTAAGTTGTTCGACCCACCACCCAGCAGCGCCTGCAGGCGCGGGTCTTCTTCGGTCGCGCCGCCAAGCAAGCCGCCGCGCACGTTCCCGAACATGTTGTCAAACAGACCAGCCATCAGCGTTGCCTCTTATCCGTACCAGGAGCCGCCATAGGGATTGCCGTAGTTGGGCGCATTCATCGCGGCGTTGTAGCCATAGCCTGACGCAGACGCAGGCGCGGTCCCACCAAAGCCCGCGCTCCCCATGCTGCTCGCCATGCCCAGCGCCGCCATCGGGTTGCCCATTGCCAGACCACCGGCAGCAATCGCAGCACCAATGATCGCCTTGGTGGGGTCTTCCTTCATCGTCTGTGTGCTTGTGCTGTCGGTGGTGGACGAGCCGGTGCCGCCAAGCTGCGCGATCGGTGTGAGCAGGCCCGCTTTGAACGCCAGCTCCTGCTGCGGGATGCTGCGCCGCATCGCCTCGATGTTCAGCAGCGCCTGCTGTGGCGCATCGATCGCCTGCTGTGCCGCTGTCGCGGCACCAATACCTGCCTGCTGGTTGGCAAGGCTGGTCTGGCTGAGATTGGACAGCAGGCCGGTCGCGGCACCTTCGGCGGTGTTCAGCTGTCCACCCGCATTCCACAACGATCCCATCGCTGCCAATTGCCGGTCGCGTTCATTGCCGTAGATTTGCGCATAGATGGGTGCGGTAGCTTGTGACACACCTTCGGCAGCGTTCTGCGCAAAGCTTCCGGCACCAGAACTGTCGCGACCGCTGCCAGCGTACAGGGCGTTGATGCGGTTGAAGGCATCGTCACCCAATCCTTGCGTGGTCTTCGCAAAGAACGGATTTTTATTCGGGTCGAGCATTTCGCCCGAAATGGTGGGCATCAGCTGGTTGCGATAATCGCCGTACTGTCCACGGTACTGATCCATCGCGTTGAACACGCGCCCGGTGTAGTCGGGCCCGCCACTCAAAAGATTGGTGGCGACGTTCTGGATTTGCGGAGCCCAGATGTTGCCCGCCTGGGCGCGCTGCGTCAGTGCATCAAGCGCACCCGTTTCGACACCACTCAACCCCTGCGGCAGCCCTCTGGTGCTGGCAATGATTTCCTCGAGCCCCGGCACCGATGGAGCCCACGGGTTGCGCTCGGTCTTCTGCTCCTGGTGCTGCACTGTCTGCGATTTGTTACCGCCGCCCATCAGGTCAGCTCCTTCTCAAGCACGATGTATGGTGGCTCATGGTAGTCGGAGAGCAATCGCTTCCAGCCCTTGCGCCCGCGAATGCAAATTTTCACGCAGCCCATATCCCTGGCGTATTGCTCAAGCCCTTCGAGCAAATGCCGCCAGTTGCGCCAGGGCGTGACGGCAGCAACCGCTACCAGCGTGCAGACCCTATCGTCACCCTCAAAGAGCACTTGGGTGACGGCAACGCCTTCGATCTTGTTTGACCACGCGAACCACAGCAGCGCGTCACCTTCCAGCACGTCACGCTCGACATCGCTGAACCCGGCACCGACACCACGCTCGATCGCCCGCGCGACGAGTGGCGCAGCCCTGTCCCACACCCGCGCCACGCTGTCGGGCGGGATGCAGACCAGCTCAACCGAGACAGACCCAGTAGAAGGTTCGATCGATGGTGGCGGTGCTGGCATGGGTGATGGTGAATTGTCCCTTGATAACATCGGTGCCGGATACCCAGGTGGTTGGTACAGCAGCTGCGGAATTTGCATTTGTGGGATACAAAAACACGCGACTGCCTGCAGCGCAGGTGACCGCAGGCACAGCGGTGGTGGTTTGACTTGCTCGCAGTGTCACCACGCCGGTAGCGTTAGTGCGCCCTTCGTTGAGCTGCCGGATCGCTGAGACGATGCGCCAGGGATTTTTCTCGTCCTGCGCAATGTTTGGTCCGGTCATTGTCCACCGGTCGATCGGCTGACAGGTTCGATGCCGGTCGCGAACGACCACGCCTCGCCTTCAGGGATACGGATTTGCCCGCGCACGAAACGGTTGTCGGCATGCACCGGCACGTTGCCGATGCGGTTCATCTGCTTCTCAGCTGTCAGCGTTGCCGTGTCAGCGTTCAGGTCGCGCTTGCGCAACCTCCCAAAAACAGTCGGCGCATCAGTGACGGGGCGGAAGCCGCGCACATAGATGCGCTTGCCGTCTGCCTGCCGCTCGGAGGTTTCCAGCTGAGCTTCGAGGTTTGCGCCGGTAAAAAAACCAAGCATGTTGTTGTCGTCAAACATCCCCACCACCGGCAATGCACTCGACAAAAAGTCATCGAACGGTGTGCCGCTCGGCGCATCAATGCCGCCAGTGTCAAAGGGCGCGATGGCGTTGAGCCCCTCCAGGGTGTACGCGCTGGGCCGCACCAGCGAGGCAATGTACTGCCCCTCCATGTTGACCGGAGCCCAGCGATCAAGCGACCAGTCGTAGACCAGCAACCTGTTCCAGCAGTCGCTAACGCCCCCGGCTGTGGTGCGATACACCCAACCAACACGGCTCGAATTAGGGTCACCGACACCCTGAATGCACTGGAGCGCTGTTTGATCCATCTCCAGAAACACCGTGCGGTTGACACGCTCCTGGCCGATGTTCTGCGGATAGCCTCCAGCCGTCATCATTTTGAAGCCGTCCGGCCCTAACCAGAACACCCGCTCACGCGAGCGGATCACCGACTGCGGCGCGAACAATCCAACGTCCTCCTCGATAACATCGAAATTGAAAATTGCAGGCGAGCCAGGGTTGTAAGTCATCCGGCGCACCGCGCTATCGGAGAACACATAGCCGGTTTCACCACCCGCCACGCCACGCACGATGCCGCCCGTGGGAAACTCCTGGCTATCCGATTGGCTCACGCCAGCAGTCCATGTGGTGATCGCGTTGTAGCCAGACCACTGGATTTTGAACGGTGTAGACCCGCTATCAAATCCCGACAGCACTAGAAACCGGTTGACCACATCGCAGTAGCGCACTGCCGGTGCGCCAGCGAGATCGATGAAGTCAGTCGCGCTGCCTAGCCGGTAAACCTGCGGCACGGTGTTGATCTGGGTGGCGATCACATCCAAGTTGAATTGTCGGAACACCCAGCTGTCATCATTGGGGACAGCTGTGTAGTTGGCGGCGTCTCCACCCTTGGTGACGTTGTCCCAGGCGTAGGTGGTGTTGTTTAATTTGTAGAGCCGCTGTGCAGTGCCAGCGAAAACCGCTGCGCCGCCATCCGCTGTGCGCGCGTAAAAGAACCCGCGACAAATACCCGGCAGCGCAGAGGTCAGCGGCACAAAGCTGGGGAACGGTCCATAGCCGTCGCCACGCGGCAGCACATTGAGAATGCGCCGGGTGTGCTGCCCGGAATAGTCGCTGACATCGGGGCGGTATTCGCCAAACGGAAGCACCGGCATTACGGCGTTGCTCCTGTCGGTTGAATGACCATCTGGCCAGGACCGCGAAACGTGAGCAGGAACAACTCGCGCACGATCTCGTCGCGGCGGCTCTTCCACGCTATCGCCGCTTCCATGTCCTGTGTGTAGGCGTTGATCTCGAACAGCGCACCAAAGATGTACAAATCGGCGTGGGCCTGTGACAGCCAGTTGGTTGAAACGCTCTCGTTTAAGTTTGGTACTTTTTGATTGTAGCTCAGCGCCAGCGGCTCTTCGCTGGTGCTGTCGATATACAGCAGCTCACCCTCGATGGTGTAGATTGACGGGGCATCGCTGTTTGCGGTCGTGTACACCCTGCGAAAATAATCGGGTGTGACAAAATCCAGGCCCCCAGGTGATGCGCCTGTCCAGGTCACGCTGCGCATCGACAGATAGTCAGGCGGCAATGTCGCCACCCCCGCTACCGGCGTCAGGTCTGTTCTCGCACCCTGCGGGCGCGTAAGCAGCACTCGATTGATGTGATCCTCAAACCGCGCAATCGACTTGATGATGGGCTCGGTGAGGTCATCGCGCGCCATGTACCCAGCGACATCGGATTGAATATCGGACCAGCTCGCCATCGATCAAAACTTTCTGGTGGTGCGCAGCCACGCGTTATCGGGGTCACGCAGTTTTTTCTCGATGAACTTTTCAAACTCCTCGCTACGCATAGCGAGGAGGTTGACACCGTCTTCGATCATCCACTTCTCGATGATGACGTTGGGGATGGTGGCGACGTGGTGCCATCGCGCGTCACCGTAACCACCAAACTTCTGCGATTGGTTCTGCAGCCGCTTGTTGTGGTCGAGGATTGCCTCGATGTCCTGCGTGCGCTTCGCCACCATCCGATCGCCGTCATCGATCAGCTGGGTCTTCACTTGAGACATCTAGAACTCCCGAACGACCACCACCCAGGTGCCAGCCGAAGTACCGGTGACACCCGCAGCGCTGTTTAGTGCAATGACCTCGCCTTGGTTGACGACATTGGCCCCAGTGGGCTCAACAGTGCCGGTTGCCCCGGCAGCTCCTGCCGTCAAGTTGGCTGTCGGAACAGTCACCGCCACGCCGCCGATCGTCATCGTCAAGAGTGATGTGGCACCGGTGGTGGCAGCATGTGCAGTCAGTGTTGCCTGAACAATCCGGCCACGCGAGGGGCAGGCGAACGCGACACTTTGCGCGCCAACGACTGACGCGACACTCATGACAAAACACCGATGGTTGATACGCAGCGGATTGGGGAGCGGCATGTCTGTTCTCCATATGAAGAAAGCCCCGTGCGGGGCCGGGTGATTGCTTTATTTTTATGATGAAGGCTAGTTGAGCTTAGGTAGTCTGATGCTGCCGCCACCGCCAACGAGCTGCAGTAGCAACAGGATCACGATCAGCACCGCGATGATCATGATCGCGGCACGCGCCACCGTGCGGAACGGCTCGGGCAGTGGAATGCTGTCCACCAGCCAGAGCAGCAGAAAGCAGATCAGTCCGATCACGATGGCGTAGATGACCAGTGTGATGAGAGCTTCAATCATTGCGGTGTCCTCCTTAAGAGAACGAGAGCGGGGCGGCGAACCGCCCCGCCTGTTTGGTTACACGGTGGTGAGATCGAAAACTCCACCAGACGCGAGCTGATTGCGGCTTTCGAGCACATACTCTGTCAGCATCTGCCGTCGATCGCTGTCGCCAGTCTTGGCAAGAGAAATCGACAACATCTTGCGTCCAGGCATATGCCCAACCGCCCACATGTCCTCTTGGAAAACTAGCAGGTCGCGGGAGCGTACCCACCGATTGGCAACCAGCTTGAGGGTGCCAAAATCGCTCTTGTAGGTATCAACCGCAGCGACGATCGTGCGGGTGGTCGCGTCTTCAAACGTGGCAGCACGCCCCTGAAACATCGAGAACGCTTGCTTCTGGAAACCATTCAGCATGATCGTCCCCGGACGCCCGCCGTTGTTCCAGATTTTTTGCAACACGTCTTTGAGCTGCGTCTCAGCAAGCGCCCGCTGCGTGCCATCGGTACGCACCACCGAACCATCGTTCACCGCTGGATCGGCGGCGGCACCAGTGCCCTTGTTAGTGTTTGGCTTGGTGCTGTCCATTCCAAGATATGCCAACACCGATGACGTTTTGCGTGCAGTGCCGATGCCAAGTGAACCCGGAGCGGTCTGCGCTTGAAGGCTAAGTAAGATAGCCTCCACATCACGCTTCAGCTCCAAGCCCTTGAGCGTCTCCTGGTAGCTCAGCTCGTCACCATCGATGCCCGCAGGATCGCTTGCCTGTTGGGTGCCGGTGACACGCGCCACCTTGTCCGAAATTTGGCAGCGATTGAACAACCGCACCGTGGGGATCAGGGTGTCGGTCTGCGCGTCATCCCCTTCAAGCACCGCGTTGTTGAGGTTGACGCCGTCAAGAGCCTGCGTCTGCCATTCATGCTTGGTGGATGTTGCCTTCACCTTTTCACACATGGTGAAGAACGGCGTCTCGGTCGGATCAATCCTGAAGATTTCGTCTGACAAATCTTCCCTGTTTCCAACCTTCATATACGTAGTAAGTACCTGTGCATCGACCGCCATGGTCGGCTCCTTTGATGTTATCGACGGGCACTCGCAGCACGCCGCGCGGCAATCAGCCGTGCGGCATCCTTTGCGGAGCCAGTCTGGTTGAGCTTTTCGCTAAGGGCTTGGAGGGCTTCTGTTCCGGCGTTGCGCGGCCTGGACACACCAGGGCGCTGAACCGGGGGCACAGCTCTAGCGACAGCGGCTTTCGATTTAGCCTTGATCTCGGCAAGCTCGATGCTGTCGAGCACCAGCTGCTGTGCCCTAGCGTCACGCAGGCTTAGAGACACCTGCCCGTTCCAGAGTGCAGCGATCTCCTGATCCTCGAAACCGTGCTCACGCAATCGCGTGACCGCGTCAGTACCAACCTTTGCAGCCTTGGCTTTGTCCTTGACGATCTCAGGATGCTTCTCGGTGAAGAGTTGATCCTGCTGCGCCGCGAACATATTCCACTGCTGCGCATACTCATGCGCTTGCCGATGTTGAGCCTGCTCGCGCTCCACGCGGGATGCCTGCAATTGCTTTTGCGCGGCGTCCCACTTGGCGTAACGCGGCCAATCCTCTGCGGCCATTTTCGTAACATCCGCCATCGATTGGATGTCAGGAAACTCACCCGCCAGCTGCTGCTGGAGAGTGAACTCGACCGCAGGCACCAGCTGCTCATACTGTTGCCGTTGCTGTGCCACCGCCTGCATCTCGGCCTGTAGAGCCTGACGCATCTGGGCGGTGTCGTTCTGTACGCGTCGAATTTCGCGATCACGTTCCTGTTCGCGAGTGGAGATTTGCTCCTGAATATCGCGAGGCAAGGCATTCCATTGTTCACGTTGTTCGCGCGTCCAAGACCTTGGCAGCTCGATTGGCGACTCTTCAGCCGGGTCGGTCTGCTGGCGGGTCTGCTCATCACCGGGAGCCGTTTCCGGGGCGGTGTCATCGGCTTGCGCCGATCTCTGTCGTGCCTCCTCGACCACCTGCACGACATCATCGTCGTCGGGGCCGGGCACGAAATTAGGGTTGGCTCTAGCGCTCTCTCTGGCCTTTTCGATACGGCGCTGATTGAGCACACGCGCAGCATCGCGCGGGGTGAACGGCTCGTTGCTCGGTGGCGTGGTGGCAGGCGTGGTCACCGGGGTGGTGGCAGGCGTGGAGACAACAGGCTCCGCACCGCCGCCAGGGGCGACGTTGTGAGTGTCAGACACAGTGTTTCCTTTTTGGGGTTTAGCGGGTCTTGCCCAGACCCTGCATGTCGTTCAGCTGAGCCTGTGCAATCTTCCCGTCCTCACACATGAGCCGGAAATGATCTCGCACCTTGCCGATGCAGTTGACCGCCTGCCACAGCCTGTCTCTGCCATCGGTGTCGTTGAACCGCGTCAGCTTCCACTGCTCGATGTAGGCAGCGGTCAACGCGTCGAATGCCTCGTTGAGCAGCGGGTTCTCCAGCAGCTGCGCCGCATCGTGCCAACGCTTGATCTTGGTTTCGATCCGGTCTTCGGCGTCTACTCCGCGTCCAGCAGCCACCGCACCGCCTCCTCGTCGTCATCGGCCAGGAGCTGCGCTTGCCGCTCGCGTTGCGCCGTATCTGCGGCGCGGCTTGCAAGCTGGCTCGATGTCATGATCTGCCGCAACATCTGCATGCCGTGCATCGCGCTGGCATTGGCTTCCGCTGCAGCGAGCTGCCGCACCGCTTGCAGCTCGGCAATGCGCGCGGCGTGCGCCTTCGCACGCGCAGCCTGCCTCTCACGCTCGGTCTTAGCGTGCCGCTCGACAAACTCCTGATGCTTGCGCGCCAGCTCCAGCTCGCGGGCAACCCGCTCAGCCTCGATGATGGCGCGCTGCTCAGCGCGGTATTCGTCCCAGCGCTTGCGGGTGTAGGTCGTGCCGGTCCAGACCTGGATCGGGTTGCTCGCGGGATTAGCTGGATTATAAACCGGGTTAAGTGTCGATCCCGTAATCGGTACGCTGCCAATCTCGATAGTGACGGTATAGTCAGCGCCTGCGGTAGAAACAGGAACGATGTTCTGCCCAATCAGCGGCAGCGAACCAGCAACAATCACATCGGAATAACGAGCCGTATAGAACGGCACGATCGCCGCGCCAATAATCGGCACACTACCCGGTGCAATAGTGTCGCTAAATGCGCGCGTAAATGTAGGCGAGATCGTCTGCCCAACCAGCGGCACCGCACTCGGTGTGATCGTGTCGCTGACCGCAGAAACCGGCGAGATAGTCGCGCCAGTTATCGGAATGCTGCCCGCAACAATTACATCGGTGCTGGCATATACATCGACCAGAACCGCGCCGGTAATCGGCAGCGCACCAGCTGTGATCGTGTCAGTGCGACCGTAGGCGTCAGTGAGAACCGCACCACCGATCGGCACCGCACTCGGTGTGATCGTGACCGTGCGACCGTAGGCGTCGATAAGAACCGCGCCACCAATCGGCAGCGTGCTCGGCGTGATCGTGTCAGTGTAGTGGGCAACATGGACCGGCGTGATCGCCTGTCCAACGATCGGTACCGCGCTGGCTTCGATCGTGTCGGTGTAGTTGATGCCTCCAGCAGAGAAAAGTGGTGTGACGTTTTGCCCGGCGATCGGGATCGCGCTGGCGGCGATCGTGTCGCTGAACGCCAGCAAATCAACAAGCGCCGCGCCAACGATCGGTAGTGTACCCGCCGTCAGTGTGTCGCTGAATGCCCGCAGGCCAGTGATTGTTGCGCCATTGATCGGTAGCGCGCCTGCGGTGATTACCTCGCTAATCGCATAGACCGGCGCGAGTGTTGCGCCGCCGATCGGCACGCTGCTCGGCGTGATCGTGTCGGCATAGTTGGCAGTGTAGACCGGCGCGACATCCTGCCCGGTGATGGGCACCGCGCCGGGCTCGATCGTGTCGCCGTACTCGACGTTGCCGGTGCCCGGCACATAGTCGGGCACGACATCCTGCCCGGCGATCGGCACCGAACTGGCAGTGATCGTGTCGCTGCGCGCGAAGATGTCAGCGGCAAGCGCTTGGCCGCCAATGGGCAGCGCGCCCGCAACAATGGTGTCGCTGCGCGCGAACCTGTCAGCCGCGAGCGCCTGGCCGCCGATCGGCAGCGCGCTTGACGTTATTGTATCGCTGCGCGCGTGCCTGTCCGCAGCCAGCGCCTGCCCGCCGATCGGCAGCGCGCCTGCCTCGATCGTATCGACGTAGTCGGCAGGAGCGCCGCCGCGAAGAATGTACTCGGAATATTTAAGCGTCCCGTTATCGTTGGCGATGTACGGGAACACATATTTGCCAGCGCGAGTGTAGCTTGTTTGATCGCGCGAAAGATTTACTTCGGCCGAGACAACGGTCCCGGTCAAAGCAAGGTCCGCTGCCGCACCCCACGTTGCACCGCTGTCGGATGATGTCCTGACGACCAGATCGCTGCTGCTGTCTCGATAAAGAGCATAGACAATATTGTTGTCTACGGCCCCGCGAAGGGGAACGCCCAGCGTAGGCGCAGCAAGGGTCATCGTTGGATTGTCGGCGCTCGTCCAAGCAAAAGTATCGGTGCTTGCCAACCCAACATGCTTAACCGCGCCGCCGTCAGTCCAAGTCGCTACGTCAACAGTGGCGGCGTCAATATTAGCTGCTTGTGTGCCGAGAACGTTTGCGCTGGTCAGATGGCGCTGGAATGTGTCCGCGCCGATCGACGTAACGTGAAAAATAAAGTGCAGCCGGTTCGACAAGCCCAGCACAACCCTCGCACGCTGGGCGCCAGCACTATTAACCGCAACCGCCGAAGACCACGTATTAACGCCAGTCCGGCGCTTGTAGGACATCACTCCATCTGTGCCGTTCTGCGCGCTGTTGTAGCCGACGACCACTTCATTGGTCGAACGAACGACAATGCCCGCATAGGGCAGATCAGTTCCACTGTCCTGCGTGTTCTCAGCAGTGACCAGCGTCTCGTTCAGTACGAACGTATCGGTCGAGGCGTCGAAGGTTATATATTTCTTGGTATAGGCCGTGCCGCTGGTGCCGTCTGTCAAAACGAGATGAAAGACGTTGCCAAGCTGGAAACCTGAGATGTAAGCAATCGCCGTCGTGAAACCGGTCAGTGTGTCGATGCTCGACCACGATGTCGCCGGGTCCGTTGACTTGTACGCCTGCAACGTCGTTGCAGTGGTACCATCAACACCGAAGAAATAATAAGCGCCGTTGCTGGCCTTGAATGGTCCGACGCACGCAACATCAACGCTGATGCCGCTGATGGTGACAGGCGTTGGCAGAACGGTCTTGAACGCGCCTGTGACGAGGGAGTGTCCAGAACCTGCCGACGCCGTGGCCGTGATGTTGCCGGTGGCGGTTGTCGATCCCTTGACGGCATCGAAAATCGAAAGCGCAGTGTCTGCGCCAGTGGTGGTTATAGCGTCGGAGCGCTCAGTCCACGCATTAAAAATAGGATCGGTCGTGGTATCGGTCGCGCCGCTCGCCGTCGTCGGAGCCGTCGCGGCAGCGAGGCCCGATATCGTGCTCTCTTGTCCACCAGCACGCAGAACGACAAGCAGATCATTGGCCTGAGTTGTCGTAACGCCAGCAGCAACGTTAATCGCAGTAACGTTGGTGCCTGAAGTAACAGCATTGCTGACATCGAACGCAACGCTTATGGCGTTTGGATTGCGATAAGCAATAATTCGACCGACGGCCACGCTCGGCGCTGTCGGGTGCGTGAATGTCAGGGCAGGATCAGACGCGCCCCTGACGATATACGCCATCAGGGCAGATGCCTGACCACCTGTCGTGGTCAGGACGTTATTATTCTTTTGCTCACCAACGAGCGCCCAGCCGCTCGGCAGCGTTATGGATGTCGTGGACGCAATACGTGACGTGATACAGGCGACCAGTAGATCGCCTTCCTGCAGCCCGCTGATGCCTGTCGTGACAAGAGCGTGAGCTGTACCGGTGACCTCGACCGTGTTCGAGACGCCAACCAGCTTCCAAGCCATGTCAGGTCACCGGCAAATAGTTCGCGCGACTATCGCTGCGGACGATGGTTCGTGCCGCCTGCAAGCAACGCCGCCGTCCGCGCAAGCTCGCCGTACTCGTCGCTCTTGATCGCGACCTCGCGCTTGGCTTCATTGATCAGCGCAACAGCCGCAGCGCGCTCCGCATTGGCCTCGCCATGCTTGCGGGCCTCACCCTGCAGCTTCTCCAATGCGGCATTCGCCGCCGCCAGTTCCTTCGCTGCTTTGTCACGCAGCGCAATGACATCAGATGACATTGAAACGTCCTTTCCTCGCCAGAGCTAGAAGTTCCTTACCTAGTGCCTGCGCCTGATCGGGCGCAATGTTGATGATCACGGACCCGTCGCTACGAACATCGCAGTCGCGCAAGCCCATCCTGATAGGCTCCTTGATCGCGCCCAGCACCTGTATCTGGATCGTATTGATCGCGCGGCCAGCCATAACAAATGGCGTGCGCTTCAGGTCTAGAACGTGATCCACCATTGGCGGCCTCGTCAGTTGATGGTGAACAACGCCCCCGCTGGAACTGTGTAGGTGTCGGTGTTCGCCATAGTGATGGCAGAGCCGTGGTTGATCCAACCCATCACCGGATTGAGCGGCGTCGTCGGGGTGTCGTTGATCCAGACCACATACTGGAATGTCGCGACCGCGCCGGTCGCCGTGAACACCACCTGCGTGCCGCTGACCGTGGTCGTCTGGCTGGTGCGCGCGTACGACAGCGTGGTCGTGGCACCTGTAAAGGCGTTGGCACCGTCGACCATCTGCGTATAACCACCGCCGGTCGTAATCTGCGTCACGTTCGACAGCAGGAACCACGTCGTCGGCGATGGCGAGGTGTTGCTGAAGATCAGCCGACAGGTGTCCGAATTGAAATCGTGAACCTTGTTCGCGATGTCTTCGGAGAAAATATCCGGCTCAGTCCACGTTGCCATTGTCGTACTCCTTGTGTGAGTTAGTCCATCGGCTCGGTGTGGCTGATGCGATTGTTCGCATCGCGCACCAGCCGCATCCGCCTGGGCTTAGGCTGCATCATTGTCAGCAGCTGCTCGACCCGCGAGAAGTCGGGCTCCGGTGACTGCATCTGACCATTGCCATTCTCACCCTGCGGCTGTGGCGAGGTGGCGAGCTTCATCATCATTTCAAGCATCTTCATCTTGTGCTCTTCGACCTTGAACTGATGCTCGGCAACCCGCTGCTGCGCGTCGAGCTTGGCCCGCTCGTTGTCGCGAACGATCTCGGCCTGGGTCTTGTTCTTCTGGGTTTCGATGTCCGCCAGCGCCTGGGTCTTCTCGATCTCGGCCTGCGCCTGCAGCTGCATCATCTTCGGGTCAGGCTTCTCCTTCGGCGGCGGCTGCGTCGATGGATCGGTGAAGAACTCCTCGACCGCCGCATGGTCGTTCAACTTCACCAACTCCTTGCCGGTGTTGTAGAGGTTCTGGGTTGTCACCAGATTGGTGAGCCCTGCGGTGATTGCCTTCTCCTGCATGCCCGCAATCATCATCACGCCCTGCAGCCGCTCACTCTTGCCGCCACTGCCAAGGCCCACCTTGACGGTCATGTCGGTGCGTTCTTTCCACTCGCGTGGATCGACACTGATCCATTCGTTACGCAGCCGCACGGTGTCGGCCTTGCTGCCATTCTTGCGGATCGTCGCATGCAGCAGCGAGAACAAATCCTTGATGCCGGTTTCGGCAAAGATGCGCGCGATCAACTTCATGCGCGCCTGCGCGGCGCTGTGCTGTTGCACCACCGCTGTCGCACTCTGGTTCTGCAGCACATTGGCGTCGATGCCCTGGCCTTGCCGGGTGACACCCGTGCGCCACTCGCGCGTCGTATCCAGATATTCCAACATCGGAAACACATGCCCGCCGATCGGTGGCGTGGACAGCGTGTTCAACCCACCGGGTTGCTTGGTACGCACGACCCCGCCAGGGCGAGACACAAGCAGATCGTCAATGGTGTTTTCGCTGGCATGGCTTTCAGCGATTTCAGTGCGTGGATTATTTGCGAGATAAGCATTGTCCAGCAGTGCCCTGAGCAGCGCGGTCTTGATGCGCTGGATGTCCATGACCAGATCGGCAACGCTGCGGCCATAGAACCGGTGCGTGACGATGACCGGGGTCATGCCCGCGAACGGGATCATGTCGACCTCGACAATGTCCTCCTCGCCGTCGCGCGTAAGGATGTCGCCCTGCGCTTCGGTGCCACCCGTGGTGACGCGGTAGAGCCGCGCCTTGCCGTCGCCCTCGTAGTCGAGCATCACGTAGTGCTCAGTCACGGTAACGAGGCGAGCTGCATCGTTGATGGTGTCGCCGCCATCGCTCGACCGGCTTTCATCCACCGTGTCGCGCGCCTGCTGCTCGCCGGTTTCGGAGGCGCGGTAGGTCGGCAGCTTCTTGATCACGTCCTCGTCGTAGCCCTGATCGAGCAGCTCCGACTGCGGCTTCTGGATTTCGTGAAAGCAGTAGGTGGTGTCCTGTATCGATCGCGCGTGACGGCTGATGCCGAACTCCTCTGGCGGCACCGGCTCGACCTTGGCGCACTCGTACTGGTAGCGATAAACGATCGTCAGATCGTGCAGCATCGGCGGCGGCGCAGGCGGCATCATCATCTGCTGCCCAGGCGGTGCCGGTGGGGCTGCTCCAGGCATCGTCGGTGCCCCCGCCGCGCCCAACTCAGGCGTCGGCGGCGAGGGAGCAGCCCCTGGACCGACAGGCTGCGCGGGGGACAGCGGAGCCTGCGGTTGCACCGCGTAGGGATCGGGCCGCATGCTGTGCGCCACCAGCTCAACGCCGGGCTGGCTCACCAGCATCTGAAACGACATGTCGTCCTGATCGAGGTATGTCTCGCGCTCCTCGCGCTCCTTGCTGTGCCAATAGACCTTAGCGATACCAACCTTGCTCAGCAGCGCATCCTTGATCATGCTGTAGAGCACAAGGAAGCCTGGGTTCTTGGTCATGAAGACGTGGTTGCAGTAGTCCGTCTCCTGCTCGGCGGCGGCGACATCCTCCTTGCTGACCGGATCGAACCGCACCGGGCGCTCGCTGCCGCAGAAAATATCCATCAGGCTCGGCATCAGCCCTTCGACGGTATCCGCGACATCGGTGGACACCGCACTCGATCGGCCCTCCGCCACCGGCAGGTGTGCCTTCATGTCGCCCATGTAGTAGTCGAGCGCATCCTGGCGATCGCTGCTGAGCTTGCTGGATGACTGCGAGGCGAGCGCCGAAGACCGCTCGCTGTCGAGGATTGCCTTCAGCTCGCGGACGGTCATCTTCTTGTTTTTAGCCATCAGCAATTGCCCGCTGGTCTGATC